ACCACTCAGGTTGATACTGTTACTATGGAAGCAGCAAACGCAATCATTTTTGAAGGTGCAACTGCCGATGCTTATGAAACAACTCTAACAATTACTGATCCTACTGCTGACAGGACAATAACTCTACCAAATGTAACAGGTACAGTTGCATTAACTTCCAGTAATATCACAGGTAATGCTGCAACCGCAACAGCACTAGCAACAGGTAGAACCATAGCAATGACTGGTGATGTTGCTTGGACTTCAGCTTCATTTACTGGATCCGGCAATGTAACGGGTTCAGCAGTTATTCAAGGTGGTGCAGTAGAAACCGGCATGATCGCGGCTGACGCAATAACCGCTGCTAAGATTGCAGATGATGTAGTTAATTCAGAACACTACGCTGCCGGAAGTATTGACAGAGAACACTTAGCCGCAGATATAGTAGATGGTACAAAGATAGCTGATGACGTTATAAATTCAGAACACTATGTTGCCGCTAGTATTGATGTTGAACATATGGCTGCTAACTCAATAGATTCTGCCCAGTATGTTGATGGAAGTATTGATAGAGTCCACTTAGCTGCAGATATCGTAGATGGTACAAAGATAGCTGATGACGTTATAAATTCAGAGCACTATGCTGCTGGCAGCATTGACCTGGAACATATGTCTGCTAACTCAGTAGATAGTGGCCAATATGTAGATGCTTCCATAGATAACGCACATTTAGCCGATGATGCCGTAGGAGTGGCAGAACTTTCAGCATCAGGATCAGCATCATCTTCTACCTTTTTAAGAGGAGATAATTCCTGGGTAACACCAACAGACACAAACACGACCTATAGTGTTGGTGACGGTGGATTAACAACGAATGATTTTACAAATGCAGATCACTCTAAACATCCAGCGCCAATAACTATAGCCATCCAACAAGTGCTGGAAATGTTCATGTCCCTACAGGCGGTTCTTCCGGTCAATTTTTGAAGTATAGCTCTAGTGGGACGGCAGTTTGGGCCGCTGATAATAATACAACTTATTCAGTTGGGGACGGTGGATTAACAACAAATGATTTTACAAATGCAGATCACAGCAAGCTAAACGGAATAGCAGCTAGCGCGACGGCAAATGCAGGTGATATCACAGCAGTAACTGCCGGATCAGGAATGTCGGGCGGCGGAACATCTGGAGGTGTTACTCTTACTAATGCAGGGGTAACATCTATTGTAGCTGGTTCCAATGTATCTATTAGTGGGGCGACAGGAGCAGTTACGGTAACCGCTACAGATACAAACACAACTTATTCAGTTGGTGATGGCGGTCTGACAACCAATAATTTTACGGATGCAGACCATTCTAAGTTAAACGGAATAGCAAGTAGTGCTAATAACTACAGCCATCCATCTCATCCTGGCGATGACTTATCGGTAGATACTGGGGCTTTATCAGGAGCAACAGTAATATCTGATATAGATTTTAATGTTACAACAGATTCTTCAGGTCATGTTACCGATGCTAACGGTACAGTATCTACAAGAAGTATAACTCTAGCAAACCTTGGTTACTCTGGAGCCACCAACGCTAACTACATTACAAATAACAACCAATTATCAAATGGTGCTGGCTATACGACTGCCACTGGTGATATTACTGGCGTTAACGCTGGAACTGGTATGAGTGGTGGGGGTAGTTCTGGTACTGTGACTCTTACCTGTACCATTGATAGTCCTTCAGAAGTAGGTTTAGGAAACTTATCTAGTAGTGGTAATGTCTTGTCTGGTAGTTTTACTGCTAGTGGTAACATAACAGCCTATTCAGATGAAAGGCTCAAAGAAAACATTCAAACGCTTGATGGTTCCAAAGTTTTGCGAATGAGAGGCGTAAGCTACACCAAGAAAGAAAATATCTCAGAGACTGATGGTTCCAAAGTTTTACAAATCGGGATTATGGACGGAGGATCTGGAAGCGGTGTTATAGCTCAAGAGCTTGAGCTAATCGCACCAGAACTTGTATTAACCAACGATGATGCAATGGGGATCAAATCAGTTGCTTATGGCAACTTAGTTGGTTATCTAATAGAGGCCGTTAAGGATTTATCAGCAAGAATAGATGAACTTGAGGATAGATAATGGCATTACAAAGTTCGGGTGCAATTAGTCTAAGTGATATTGCTGGAGAATTTGGTGGCAGCACTCCACATGGTCTAAACGAATATTATTCTGGTGGTCTTGGGCCAAGTGGAGTCCCTTCATCTGGAACAATAAGTTTCAATCAGTTTTATGGCACTAGTGCAAATGTGGCAACTAATTATACGAATACCTTTGCCACTGGTAGAAGTCCAGCAACGTATGTTGTCGGGGACACATTCACAATGTCATCGACAGGCCTTTATACCTTTAGTAATCTCAACTTAGACCAAGTTGATATAGACATTCGTGGGGGAGCAGGAGGCGGCGGTTGGGGCAGAAACACATATAGAAGTGCGGCAGGAAGTTGGCAGAACGCTGATTTTGCCTATTTTTCTGGAAACAACGGAGGCCGTGTTCAATGTAGGATGGATATTGGAGCACTTTCCAACCGCACGATGGAAGTACGAGTAGCAACAGGGGGAGTAAGTGAGTCACAAACAAGTACCTGGTCCAGTGTTGTCTCTGATGCAACCCAAGCTGGTGGAACTGACGGCGGTGGGTCAGGACGTACTGGCGGCGGCGGTGGAGGAGGCCGTAGCTATTGGGCCTATGACACAACTGATACTCATGAGTTAGTTTGTGCTGGTGGAGGCGGTGGGGGCCGAGGAAATAACATGGGCACCAATGGCGTACGAGAGAACGGCTCCGCTGGTTGTAATTCTTATTCTTCCAACCTAGAACAAGATGTTACAGCAGCAGGGGGTGGCGGTGGTTATTATGGCGGCGCTAGCGCCTGTGGATCTGGAAGTCCTGCTTATGGAAATGTTCTTCTTATGGGTGGTTCTGGTAGTGGCTCAAACTACATACACGGTTCTTATGATGTATCAACGAGTCAAAACAGTGTTTACGAGAGATCAAGCGGTTATACGGGATATTTCAAAATGACTGTTGTATCAGTAACGTGACCCTGCCATTTTTTGTTGATAATAAAATATATAGTGAGAGATTAAGGATCTGTGGAGACTGTGTGTACTTTAATAAAAATATATGTGATGTATGTTCTTGCTTTATTTTGGCCAAAGCAAAGCTCAAGAGAAGTCAGTGTCCCATTGAAAAATGGTTAAGTACAGCGACAAAGAGCTAGATAACATCATGTGCAAGTACGGACCATACTTTCTCAATGCCAATGATATAAACAAGGATGAGCTTAACCTAGTCAGGCACTTTGGCCGTAGATTTGTTGACAGGACAAAAACACTTAACCAGAAAAATGATTATGAAGTTATTTCAAATGTGCCGACTGGCTCAACTAGCGAATCTTTTGAAGAGTTATGCAATGACAGGGCAGAGGAATTCAAGGATCAGAGCGTCATCCTAATGTGGTCTGGTGGTCTGGATAGCACTACCGTTTTCTATGCTCTCAGAAACTCTGGATGCAAGTTCACCGTTCTGTTTAACGATAATTCTATAGATGAGTTCCCGTCTTTAGGTAGGGAGCTTGTAGAGGGGAATCGTGGGTATATATCCTCCATGTACAGAGACTCCAAAAAATTCAACCTTTTGGATTTCGTTATTGAGAATCCCGATGCGGAGTTCTTAACTGGTGAGATAGGGGATCAAATTTTCGGGACAGCCAAAGCATATATATTGCCATATGAGATTAGACAGCAGCATTATTCTGAAGTTGTGCCTACGATTGTGACAGAGCTTATGAACCCAATAGTAGAAACGGTGTTATCGAAAGGATTAAAAGATACAACAGTAGCAGAATATTATTGGGCTTGTAATTTCCTATGCAAATACCAGAGCGTGTTAATCCGTATGACGTTCCAGTATCAAGTCTCTCCTGTGGCTCCATTCAATAATGCAATCCATTTTTTTGATACCGAAGGATTTAACTTGTGGTCAATGCAGAATTATGAGGAAAACGCAACCTATAAATCAGACAATACTTATAAACCTACTATGAGGAAATATTTGAAAGGTGCTGGCTGCGATAACGATTACGTGGAAACGAAGATTAAGGTAGGCAGTTTACGTGAGGCTCTATATGATGCGGGTAGGCCGAAATTTAATAGGCAACAGATAATAGGGTAGACATGGCACTAAAACATTATATAAAAGTAACTGCTCTGAACCATGTTCTGGAACTACATTCTTTTGACGAGTCCATAGACTTACCTAGTGGATTAACTGAGGTTGCATCTAACCCCCAGGACTTTAGACATGCGATGGACCCAAATCATATTATGCTTTGGACAGAAGCAGGGGGATTTGACTCTGTTGATGTAGCTTCAAATGAAGCAGTAACTGCTTTGGGACTTACCATAATAAACGAAGCCCCCACCGCCATTGCGCTTTCGGCCACGGCCATTAACGAGAATTCGGCCGGTGCGGTGGTGGGTACTCTGACCACGACCGATGCCGATGCTGGTGACACCCATACTTACTCACTATCTGGCACCGATGCGAGTTCCTTTGAAGTAGTCGATGGTCAGCTGAAACTTAAAAGCAGCGTCAGTGCCAACTATGAGGTCAAGAGTAGCTATGCGGTCACGGTGACGGTCACCGACAGTGCCGGAGCAATATTCTCACAGGCCTTCACGGTCACTGTGAATGATGTCGAAGAGGGATAATAGTGAGGGGTTCTAATTGCATAAAAAAATTCAGCAGTATTACAGATACCGAGAGTTATCATGGTGAGGAGAATGACTTATATTATTACTGCGTCTATATAGGCAAGGCTTCACTTATTATTGAGCCAATGGATTCTATTTGGTATGTGCAGGACGGATATGTGGCTTCCCATAGAGGAGGAGAGGTTCAAAGCACTGAAATGGCGGTCATGATTCGTGGGTATACTCCACCGAAACGGATTGCGGAGATCAACACTTGTCCTGTTTTACCTTACATAAATGGGTGTGCTACCTCACAATTACTGCCCCCCCTTCGTCCAGGTGATCCGACGTTTCAGCTATTAGCAATGCCACCACATACTAGTGAGCAAGCACATCATATTCACAGCACCGCCAGGGTGGTGTTTGTATATGAAGGATCTGGGTTTTGTGAGTATGGGTCAAAGGGGCATACTGAGTCTATGCCCTTGGAGAAAGGGGATGTTCTGATAATTGATAAGATGCACCCTCATCATTTTGTCACAAAGGAAAATAGTCTTATCGTGCTACCATTGCATATATACTCATCAACTCAATCGGAAGGCGGTCATCCAATGACCTACGGAACCCACCAAGTATAAGGAGTATAGCAATGAGTCTAAATGGTAACGATAATGAGGTAAAAAGTATTAACTTTGATGGGGATAATTATAATATTGAGTCTTTAACTCCCAGAGTTATAGAAGGGCTTAATATGCTAGTGAAGTTACAAAATGATATTGTTGAGCTATCGTATCAGTTAAGAAAAAGCCAAGCGGCTCAAATAGGTATAACTAATGAAATTAAAGTTAATATTAAAACCGATAAAATTAAAGTTGTTGAGGCAGTAGTTGAGCCCGTAGTCAAACCAGAATCTGAAGAACTCATAGGGGGTGTAGGGTGAGCGAAAAGCTTATTGCAATGTTGAAGAGGCATGAGGGGGTTGAATCTCATGCTTATCATTGTAGTGAAAATAAGGTCACGATAGGAGTCGGGAGAAATGTCGATAAGGAAGGAGGTCTTGGACTCTCTGATGATGAGGTCGATTACTTGCTTCAAAATGATATTGATCGTGTATTTGTTGAACTTGATTCTGAATATGAGTGGTTTGCTGGCCTTAATGACGTTCGTCGGGATGTAATGATTGATATCAGTTTTAACCTTGGTCAAACGCGCCTGAGAGCCTTCAAAAAAGCACTTGCAGCAATGGCGGCTGGTGATTGGGGTGAGGCAGCAGCTCAGTTTATGGATTCCCGGTGGTCAGGACAGGTAGGAAATAGAGCTGAAGAGCTCACTGATATGATTCGTACAGGGACTTACTAGAGATAAGTAGATGGCCTATTTTAAGGTTAGAACTTTTAGAGGGATAGCTCCACAGGTTTCCCCACGCCTTTTGGCTGAGGGTATGGCTCAGACAGCTCAGAATGTAATCTTGGATAGCGGCCGATTAACTCCTATAACTAATAATACAAAAACAGCAGATTTAAATGCTGTGAGCAGAACCTCTATTTATAAATATACTTTTGGAGGTACTGATTACTGGTTTGAATGGACTAGTACTGTAGATGTGCTTCCTGGTCCTATTCCAGGGGATACACTTGATCGTTTGTATTGGACCGGAGACACTTTCCCTAGGATGGGGAGCTCTACCCAATTGTTATCGGGGAGTTCAGGTGCGTACCCTAGAAGTTACTACCGATTAGGTATTCCTGCCCCAACTGCTGCTCCTACAACTGTAGTGACTGGTACTACAGTAGCAGGGACAGCTATGACATTTGATGGTTCAAGTGCTTCTATTGTAATAGTAGCGGATGAGACTATTACTCTTACTACCTCCCAGTACGATAGTTTAACTACTGGAGATCCTGTTACTTATAATGATGGTGGAGGTACAGTAGTTACAGGTCTTACTGATGCTACGATTTATTATGTGCTTAAGGGCACCTCTCCTAAAGTTAAATTAGCTACCACGGCAGTCAATGCTAATGCTGGAACAGCAATTAACCTTACGGGAGTAGGGGCGGGGAGTTCTCATGATCTTACCCCAATGGATGATAAGACCCAGACCAAATACAGTACTTCTTATGTCTATACTTTCGTATCAACTTTTGGAGAAGAAGGACCTCCTTCAGCTGCTTCTACTGTATTTGATAAAGTAGATGGACAGACTGTTACTGTTTCAGCCATGGAGACTAGTGCAGGATCTGGAGCAGGGCGTACCAATACCACTCTAACTCATAAAAATATCTATCGGTCTAATACAGGTTCTAATACCACAGCATTTCAATTTGTTAAACAAGTAACCCTAGCAACTGCTAGTACTACAGATGCTCTGGATAATTCTGAATTGGCAGAGTTAATCCCTTCTACTTACTGGATTGGACCCCCTAACGAAAACACAAGTGACTATCCGGATGGGCAGATGTTAGGTCTGACTGCCTTACCGAATGGTGTATTTGCAGGTTTTACTGGGAAACGGATTTGTTTTTCAGAACCCTATTTACCTCATGCTTGGCCTGTAGCCTATCGTATTACACTTGAGGAAAAAATAGTCGGTATAAAAGCAGCCGGAGCAGGGTTGGTAGTAACAACTGAAAGCACTCCTTATCTTATAGCAGGAACCGATCCTCAATCTATGAGTGTTGTACGTACAGAATCGGCACAAGCTTGTCTAAGTAAAAACTCTATGGTTGATATGGGCCCTTATGTTTTATATGCAGGGGCAGATGGGTTGGTTGCTTCTGCAGGAATGGATGTACAGGTTGTAACAGAATCTATTATTTCTCCTGCCCAATGGAGAGCTAATTATTATCCAACTGTGTTACGTGGGTTTATGTGGGAAGGCCGGTATGTAGGTCTATATACCAGTGGCAGTAACTATGGGGGATTTATCTTTGATGCTCGAGCAGGGCGTAATGAATTTACTACTTTAACCCAGACTTCTACGACTGATGCTTCTGGTGGTTTTACAGATCCAGATGACCATGAGTTGTATCTAATTGTAGATACCAGTGGCTCAGCAGCTGAGATACAGAAGTTTCAAGGGGGGTCTACTGATCAGACTTTAATATGGAAAAGCGCTGAATTTGTACCTCCACGTCCTTCTTACATGAGCTTCTTAAAAATTGATGCAGAAGCTTATCCTGTAGTAGTTAAATTGTATGGGGATGGTAGCCTTATTTACCACGCTACAATTGCTGCGTCTGGGAGTGTGTATACCGTAACAGGAACTAGTCCTAGTTTTAGTGCAGTTACTATATATGAACCTGTAGTAAGGCTCCCTGTTGGTTCTTATAGAAGCTATTCAATAGAAGTACAGTCAGCTACTATTATTAATGAAGTTGCTATTGCTGAATCTAGTGACGAATTAAGAGCAATATAATGGGTACTACAGCTACAACAATTCCTAGCTTTTGTAGTACTCCATCTAAGGCTGATGTACAACTAAGGCAGTTACTTGATGCCCTTGTAGAGGCAATGGAAGTAAGACTTGGCCGTAGAGGAGATCCTAAGGATAGAGCCATTACACTAAGGGAGCTCATAGACAGTGGACTGGCCAAGGAGCTATTGAACAACCCTTTTGATCCTGGGACAGGAGTGGTACTACCCGGCTTTGAATCTCCTCCTGCAAAAATTGAAACTACTATACCTTCTATTCCTACAGGGCTATCTGCTTCTGGGGCGTTTACCAAGATTATATTAACTTGGGATAGCCCACAAATGAGTAACTTGGCTTACTCTGAAGTGTATAGATCTGCTACAAATTTCTTAGGGGACGCGGTTCGTCACGATACTACACAAGCTTTTGTATGGGCAGATACAGTAGACCCTGGCGAAACTTATTTTTATTGGGTCAGGCATGTATCAACTTCCGATATTATAGGTCCATTTGCAGGGTCAGTAACAGCAACTACAGCAAAAGTAGATGCCAGTATTATTCAAGATGCTGTTATTACAGGTGCAAAGTTAGTAGATGGGGCTGTAATTGCAGTAAAGATTGCAGAGGATGCTGTTACCACAGCAAAGATTGCTGCCAATGCAGTTGTTGAAGCTAAGATTGGAGCCGCTGCTGTCACTACAGCGAAGATTGCTAATGACGCTGTTACTACCGCAGTCATCGCGGCAGGGGCTATAACAGCAACAGAAATTGGGTCTGCTGCTGTCACTACAGCAAAGATTGCTAACGATGCTGTAACTACTGCAATCATTGCAGCTGGAGCTATAACAGCAACAGAACTTGGGTCTGCTGCAGTTACTACAGCGAAGATTGCTGCCAATGCAGTTGTTGAAGCTGGTATTGGAGCAGCAGCTGTTACTACAGCGAAAATTGCTAACGATGCTGTTACTACAGCTCTTATTAATGCTTCTGCAATTACTACGACAGAGATAGCAGATGATGCTATTACTTCTGCAAAAATAATAGCAAATGCTGTAACTGCATCCGAAATAGCAGCGGGTACTATTACTACTACTCAAATAGCAGCTAATACAATTGTAGCTGGAGATATAGCTTCCGGAACAATTACAGCTACAGAAATAGCAGCAAATGCTGTAACTGCATCCGAGATAGCAGCGAATGCTGTAACTGCATCTGAGATAGCTGCAGGAACAATTACTGCTACAGAAATAGCAACAGATGCTATTACTTCAGCAAAAATATTAGCGAATGCCGTAACCGCTTCTGAAATAGCCGCAGGGACAATTACTACCACTCAAATAGCAGCCAATACAATCGTGGCTGGAGATATAGCCTCAGGGACAATTACAGCTACTCAAATAGCAGCTAATGCTATTACTTCAGCAAAAATAGCAGCAAACACAATCGTAGCTGCAGATATAGCTTCAGGCACAATTACAACTACACAAATAGCAGCTAATACAATTGTAGCTGGGGATATAGCAGCAGGCACAATTACAACTACTCAAATAGCTGCTAGTACAATTGTATCAGGGGATATAGCGGCCAATACAATCGTAGCTGGAGATATAGCAGGAGGTACAATTACTGGTACACAGATAGCCGCTGATACTATAGCTGCTTCCAATATGGCAGCGAATTCTATTACAGCTGCTAATGCAGCTTTAGCGGATGCTTCTATTCTAACTGCAAAGATTGCAGATGCACAGATAACTAATGCAAAAATTAGTGATTTAGCTGCGGATAAAATTACAGCAGGGACTATAAATTCAGATAGGATTAATGCTGCTTCTATAGCATCTAATTTAATTACTGCAGCTAAGATTAATATGACTGATCTTTTTGGTCAAACAATTACTCTGGCTTCTGGGGGCCATATAAAGCAAGGGCAAAGTGATTTTAATACAGGTGATGGGTTTTTCTTAGGTACGCATAGCAGTACTGTAAAATTTTCTATTGGTAAGTCAGGAGCAGGAGAGCATAGTTTATCTTGGAATGGTTCAACGCTTGATGTCCTTGGCAATCTTTCTATTGAGGATCTGTTTGGCAGGAACGACACTTACACTACTGGGATTTATGGTCAGCTATCAAGTGCAGCCGTAGTTGCTTCAGATTCAGACTTACCCCAAAGTTATACTGGTATAGCTACATATGAAGGAAATGATCCTACAACATGGACTACAGCCAAGTCATGGAAAATGAATGGCACTGGCATTATAGCTATTGGAGTCAAGGCAGAGGGAACTGATGGCTCTGGTATTGATGAGTATATGGCTATAAGAATAATGAAAAATGGTACTACTACTGGTACACATGAAGTGGGAACTACTGCTGTTGGATCCGGAGCAGATTCTTCTCCAAATACACAAACTTATGGGGGGGTATCCATTACTAGGCTTTGGGTAAATATAACAGTCGCAAAGGATGACATTTTTTATGTACAGATGGCAGGGGCGAATGTTACCACCGCAACTGTAGTTAATAGAATAGATGAAATCAAGTGCCACGCTGATTTTAGATTTGGTCATACATGGGCCACTCATAACGAAGATTAATAATGAATAGAACCCAACGAAAAGCTGTAGCAGTTACTAAAGCAATGGATATCGCAATGCAAGCTTTGGAACGAATTGAAGCCCATGAGAGAGAATGTGGGAAACGTTGGGCCGAGGCTGTGTCTGAAATGAAACAGCTTCGTATAGCTAGTGATGCTAATTCTGCTAGATGGGAAAAGTTAGCTTGGTTGGTTATAGGAACAGTTATAGTTACAGCAATTCCTTCAATCATTCATTTGATAGGACTGCCCTAGGATATGAATGAATTATATAAATGTAGAGGCTTATTCTGCTGCCAGTTATCTCGCATTGATATGTATTTCTTTATTATTTTTCTTATTTTAATAGCATGGGCTTGAAACTTAGTATTCTTTTAGGCTTTCTTCTTATGGCTTCCGTTAGCGGCTCCTATTTCTATATCAATATGCAGAAGGCTCAGCTTGCTCAGCTTCAAGTTGAGCTTCAGACTGCGGTCAATAATCAGGAGGTACTTGAGGGTGCTATTGCTCAGCAGAATATTCAGATAGAGCAACAGCTTGAGAATCAGCGTCAGAACCAAGCTCGTATAGCAGAGCTTTCAGAAGCTAATGATGCTGCCCGTCAGGAAGTCACTGAGATGCGGAACACGTTTGCTCGACATGACCTGAATAATCTAGCTATCGCTAGGCCAGGACTGATTGAAGGAATTGTTAATCGAGGGACAGCTCGAGTCCATCAGCAATTTGTCGATCTCACGAACCCGAGGCAATTCGATGAAGCGCCTACTACTGATTAACATTGTATTCCTGAGTGGTTGCTCCACTTTAGGTAATATGTTTAGCCGGCCTGCGGCAGTTCCAATTGTCACTCCAGTCGAGATCATCACGATTACCGAACCGGCTCCGATGTATCACCCTCCGTTGCCCGAAGGTGTTACACCTTCCGTGATTGAATGGATTATTTTGAACCCCAGCATTATGCGTCAATATATCGAGAACTATGATGCGGGGGATGCTCCTGCGGTAGCGTACTATGGCCTGACTGCTCAAGCGTATGAGAATTTAGCAAACAATCTGGCTGATATCAGGCGGTACATTAGGCAGACATTGAATATTGTTAAGTACTATAGGGACAATGATCCAACGCGAGAGGAATAACCTTGTTTGTACTGCTAAATGAGGGAATAGATATGGATAAGGTCATTAAAAAAAAGGTCGATCTGGAGTTGGAGATAACTCCCAATAACGTTGGCGTTAACCCATATACTAAGTGGATACACCTTGCTAAGACTATTGATGCTTGGCGTATTTTCCCTCGTATATTCGTGAGTGTTTACATCGTTCTGTTATATGACGTTGTAACGTGGTTTATGACTCTTGAGGAGCCAAATATGGAGCAAGCTGGCCTCGTTTCCGTTGTAGTCGGGGCGATGGCGGCCGTCTTTGGAATATATGCCGGATCTCGAGGGCAAAGCAAGAAGTTCAAGGGTGAGGAGGAACCATGAACGAAGCCTTATCACTGATTGGTGACGTAGGATTTCCTATTGCGATTGCTCTGATTGCAGGATTTTTCATATTCCTAACTATTAAGTATATTTTAGAATCTGTTATCGGGCAGGTAGATGGAATTCATGGGATTGTTAAAGCCCTAGATAACCGGGTTAAAACTATGAACCACGACATCATCCGACTCGATGCGACGATGTGCGCGGTCCTTGGGATTAGACCGGATCTAAATCGGATCGCCAGAGCTGATGGGAAAGAAGATGCACGGCGTGATTGATGGAAGGCATCGCTACAGCTATTGGCGAGTATGGCTTTCCAATCGTAGCTACGATTGGCCTACTCTATATGATCCATTTTATTTGGAATTTCATCACCAACAATATCAAGGCAAAGTTAGCAGAGGCTAATGGTACTTTGATCGCACTTATAGATCGTATTCGTATGTTGGACAATGACATCATACGGCTGCAACAGAAACTCGATACAGCGATTGAATTAAAGGAGCAAAAGAATGAATAAATGGTTGCTGACAATTAGTTTATTTGCCTGCCCTGTCTTGGCTACTGATCTGGTATTCCAGTTCAATAGCCCTAGCTTTAATGGTATTGGTCAATCTGCTCACTATCTCACGATTGATGAGCAGGAGAGAAGTCGGAAGAAAGCGATTCTAGAGGAGATAGAATCCAAGGCAGACCAGTTATTGCGTGATGCAGAGAACACAACGCTGGCTAAGTTCACCAGAAATTTGGAATCACGCATATATTCCCAGCTCTCCAGGGACTTGGCGGAGTCCTTGTTCAACTCTGAGACGGGCGGCACAGGAGGTGTGTTTGACTTAGAAGGTAACTCAATTTCTTTTGTACACACAGGCACAGAGATTGTCTTGACCGTAACCGATACAGATGGAGGGTTTACGGAGATCCGTATACCCGTTGGGTCTTTCGGTATTTGTAGCACAGACGAGTGCGCGCCTTAGTCTTATGCTGTGTAGTTCTGATGGCTGGATGCGCAAGCGTCAATTCAGCCCGTAAGTGTGCGAGTATAAATCAAGACTATATTGATCATAGAGGCTTTGAGGTTAATGATTGTCCTCGTGGGCCACGGGTAGAGCGCCCCACTCTCAGAGAACTTATCAATCTTCCAGCGCCTCGCCAAAAGGCTGTCGTAAGTGTTTACTCGTTCAATGATCTAACTGGTCAACGTGCTACAGCTGACAACATGGCGCTATTCAGTACCGCCGTGACTCAAGGAGCCGACAATTTCCTGATTGATGCTTTACTGGCCGCAGGAGGTGGAAAGTGGTTTTTAGTGGTAGAACGTGGGGATTTAGATGCCCTCACCAGAGAGCGACAACTTATTATTTCAACGCGCAATAGTTACGACGGCGAGGGGGCTAACCAGCTAGAACCACTTCTATTCAGCGGACTAATCATGTCAGGAGGTATCATTGGCTATGACACTAATCTGTCCTCTGGAGGCATAGGTGCGCGGTTTTTAGGAATTGGCTTGAACACCCAATACAGAATTGACGAAATTACAGTCGCACTCAGGACCACGCTCGTGCAGACCGGACAGGTCTTACTTAGCGTGATTGTGAGCAAATCGGTCTATTCTGCTTCTACAGGGTTTGATACGTTTAGATTCACAGAAAATGGCATTGAATTAGTAGAAATAGAGGCTGGAATAGCTAGAAACGAGACGGCTACATACGCTACACGGAGTGCGATTGAAGCAGCAGTTTATGCGATAATCACACAAGGCATTGAAGATAATCTGTGGGACTATGAACCACAGCAGGAGGTGTCTGATGCAAGCACAACTAATTAAATATTCTCTAGTTTACCTCGTTTTTCTGTATTCGTTGGCTTATACGGTATCCGCTTCTGGAGCTAATAATTCTATATACATTACTCAGAGTGGTGGGTCGTCGGCCCTGACAATGAATTTAGACCAGATCGGAAACTCAAACGTAATAGGAACAAGTAACGCAAGAGTATCCTTAACAGGAACTAGCATGACGATTGATATTGATCAAATTGGAGACTCAAATATCATTGCGGCCACAATCGCTCAAGGGAACAGTAGTTCCTTTACTCTGAGAAGTACCGGGGACTCCAATACTCAAACGATTACAACTGGAGGGACCGGGGATACTCAGGGAAGTGATTTTGACTTTGCCGCTGTCGGAGACTCAAATGTGTTGACATACACAGCGGGAGCAGCAGCGACAGCCACATCCGGAAACACCGACATCGTTATTACCGGTACGTCTAACAATCTCAATTTGGTCACTGAGGTAGTCGGTGCAACCAATAACTGGGACGTAGACGGTGATTCCAACGATATTGACACTCTACAAACTGGGAACGCAAATCATTCCATCACGGCAGATATCACGGGCAATACAAACAACATTGATATAGATCAAACCAATGTAAGTGGCAGCACCTCCGGCATAGTCGATATTATTGCCATTACGAGCGGCGGAATTATAGACATCGACCAATGTTCAAGTGGTTGCTGATATTTCTGCCGCTTGTAGCGCAGGCACAAATTGGCTCTATCTCAGAGCTCCGTGGCATTGGTGAAGTTCTACGCCAAGGTTCTGATGATTCTTTAGAGGCTGCATTACAACTAGGTATTGCCAGTATGGATAATGTACGTACTGGCAATGGTCGTTTAGCTATTCAATTTCTTGACAATAGTGTAGTACGACTAACCGAGCGTTCTAGTGTTGTAATAGACGAATACATTTTTGATCCAGATCCCTCTCAGTCTCGCCTTGCTCTTAATATAGCCTCTGGAACTGCCCGGTTTTTGACGGGTGCGCTAGGCCGTATTAATCGTGATCGGATCAGCATAACGACGCCGGTGGCAACGATAGCGATTCGTGGGACGGAGTTCACGATAACAGTTGATGAGATAGGTCGTAGTCTAGTTATTCTTCTGCCTGATGAGGATGGGAATTCTAGCGGTGAGATTGTAGTTACTTCTATGGCTGGCGAGGTTGTAATGAACCAACCGTTTCAAGCCACTATGGTGAGTGTATCGGAAACCCCACCAACTCCCCCTGTTATATTACAAAATATGACCCTTGGATTTATAAATAACCTACTGATCGTGAACCCGCCTGATGAAATACAAGAGGCAGTTGATGAACAGGCCAGCAGTCCATCTAACATTTTGGACATTGATCTTTTGGAGGAAACTGAGGACGAGAATGAGCTGGATAAAGATGAGTTGCAGGATGAGATTGGGAGGCTCGATATAGATCTTTTGAATGTCGATTTCTTGACCGATCTGCTTGCGATCATAGAGGTGTCGGCCACTAAGAAAGATGCCAGAGTATCTGAGCTTGATGGGGTTAAGATTGAAGGAATCCTCGCTGGTTTCGATCAGCAGAATCAGACCTACACGTTCGTCGAGGGAGAGGTACTGACCATCTTCAGAAGCGTTGAGAATACCTTTGATCTCGAGCTTGATAAGAACAGTGCTTACAATATATCAGTGCTGACTGCTGGAAAGGCTCTGGATATCACGATTAACGGAGGAGGTGAGAATGCCATCTATATTAACCAATCTCCGTAAAAATGGCCTCCCCAGAAGCTCTGTAAGGCGACTTCTCTTAGTAGGCAAGGCCTTGGTATACCCTATTTTGGGGGTATTTTTGAATATTTCCATTAGTTGGGCTGCAGACAACTCTGTCGAGATTGATCTAAAAGGTAATAGCAATGTCTATATTGATCAGATTGGATCGGGGAATGTGTCTCGTGTTT